CACGCCTTTGACCAAGGTTATCAGGCAGGGTATGCAAAAGGAATTGAAAGTACTGGTTTAGAAAATCAAAATCAAACGACAAGAGAATATATGCCACACACAACTACTTTGTATATAAACAATAGTACTGGCTCTTCTACTATACGAGTAGGACCATGAACTGTTACTGGTGCGATAGCGACCTTATCTGGGGTTCTGATATCGATGTAGAAGAAGGGATGAGTGGATATCCTGAGTTTTCAGTAATGACTAATTTATCTTGCCCCAGATGCGAATCTCAGGTGGAAGTTTTGAAGAAACGAGATCCCTTCGATTAATCAATTATTTGACAAGTGTTGGATTATATGCAATAATGGTTTACGAGCAGCAAATGCTCAATTTGATCCCTTACAAATTTTTATTTACAAAATCAAATGACAATTTCATTTCCAAAATCATCGCACCAATCTGGTTTGCGATTTATGATCCGCAACCCACATCCTAAAAAAGAAAGACATGGCGATTGCGGAGTACGAGCAATTTGTTTAGCTTTTGATCTTGACTACGACAAAGTCTGGAAAAGAGCTACATCAAACAAACGTAATAATGCACCAATGTATTGCTATAGCGATGGCACAGGTTCTCATTATTATTCACGTTCTAAAGCTACTGCTACTTGGGGTTTATCAAAAGATGATCTCATTGAAACATTACAAGATTTCGATCTTGACGTTGTTTATAAAAAAACAGCATACAAAGAACAAGGCAGAAATGTACATTTGTATTTCAACGAATGCAATCTTCCTAATAGATGTATTGCACATATTCCAAGGCATTGGGTAGCCGTTAGAGATGGAGCTATCTGGGATACATGGGATAGCAGAGGTAAAAGACCAAGAAAGTTAAGAGGATATGTTTGTTTAAGGAATGATCTATGACAGATACCCAGAAACTAGAAAGGTTGGACTACTTGTCCAGCCTTCCTTATCGTGACCACACTCCCGAAATGTGGGATGAAGAATTAGCCCTTGAATGCGAGCTACAAAACCACCCTTTATACAAATCTTATCCAGACCAATGAGAAAAATTACTATCGAACTATATGCCAACAGCGAGTACTCACTTGATGACAGGCTAAAAGAAATTAGATGGGCTATTACAAGAACCGTATGGCCTTCATCTTGTTTTTCAGAAGGCAGCCGTAAACGTTTGGAATCTGGCTGCGTTGAAGAAGAGACAGAATACAAGCTAACTGATTATGAATACGACAAAGAAAATCCCAATTGGGGATATGGTCGCAGACAAGATTGCGTTGGCAAATGGAAAATGCAAATTGTTCCAGACCAAGATTATGTAAACTTTCAACAAACACCAGAATTATGACTACAAAAACAATCCCTGTAACCAACAAACAAGATTGGTTAGAAAACAGATTACTTGACGTAACGTCAACAGAAATATCTTGTTTATACAACTTATCTCCATACATGACGGAGTTTGAATTATTTCATCAAAAGAAAAACAAACACTTAGTTGAATTAGAAGACAATCAAAGAATGTTTTGGGGTAGGAATTTAGAATCAGCAATAGCTCATGGTGCTGCTCAAAACATGGGATGGGATATAGAAAAATTTGATGTTTACATGACTAATGACAATAGACTAGGCAGTTCTTTTGATTATAAAATTAATAGCCCTAGTGAAGGTACAGGAATATTAGAAATAAAAAATGTAGACGGTGCTGCCTACAGGTCTAAATGGATTGATGACGGATTTAATATTGAAGCCCCACCATTTATAGAGCTTCAACTGCAACACCAGATGGAAGTAGCAAATATAGATTGGGGTTATATAGTTGCATTGGTAGGTGGTAACGATCAGAAAATTATTTATCGCAAACGTGATAGAGAAATTGGTAAAAACATTACAGAAAAAGTAAAAGCATTTTGGGAAAGAGTTAAAACAAACACTCCACCAGAAATTGATTATTTAAAAGATTCTGAATACATAATAAAAACTTTAAACAATCAGGCTGATACAGGAGTAATACTTTCTGCTGATGAAGATATGGATAAATTGATTGATGAATACAATTCAGTTAACAAAGAATATAAATCTTTAGAAAAAACAAGAGATGCAATTAAAGCACAAATTTTAGATTTGAGTCAAAATGCATCAAAGATTATTTCCGTAAATGGAACAATCAGTTGC